CCATCTTTTTACGCTTCTTCAGCATCTCCTTCCACCTCTTGGTATGTATGTGCTAATACATTGTAGCATCGCTTCCATGCCTGGTAAATACTAGAACGGTATCTCAATCTCGTACTCTGGGCACTCGTTCACCGCCGTGATGTACTCGATTGGCGGGTACTCGTCAAATATCTCACATCGCCCGTCAGGGCTGAGCCACTGGCATGTCGCGCAGCACTGGGGTGTTGATGGGTCCGGCATAACGGACATCTTGGCTTCGTCGATCTTCTGAATGTACTCGTCTCTCGTCATCATTCCACACCCTGTCGATTATGCGGTAAAAATTCCCATCCTTCCTGTACTCGATCTCCGCCGGCGGCGTCTCTTTGCTCATCACGCTGGCTAAATCGCTCAGCGTACTATCTCCGTCAAACTGGCTCATGTCAGAGCCGCACTTCTCCGCGATCGTACGCAGCGTCCGCCTTGCTTTCAGTCCGGCAAAGCCGTCATGCGCAACCGTCAAATACTCCTTTATGGTTGGATCCGATAGCGCGCCGTAGTAGCTGCACAGTATCATCTCGATTCCGGTCCGGTTGCTGACCTTCTTCGTCCATCTCCACCCCGTCACTTCCATGCGGATGGACTCCAGTCCCATGATGTCGTCATCACGCAGCCTTGGCTTTTCCTTCTCTGGCGGCGGAAACACATAGCCGCACTCGGGGCACTCAATGGACGACGCGTGAACAATCTCAGAACACTCAGGACACTCCTTCACCGGCGCATCTTCCGGCTCACCGTCACCCTTTCTCCGGGGTGGCTGAACGCCGGTGATAGGCCCGTGCCGGCTGACCACGCCAGCGAAGTCCAGAACCTTGCAATTCTGCTTGCCGATTGAAACACGCAGACCCCGCCCCGCCATTTGTACGTACAGCCCTGGCGACTCGGTAGGGCGCAACATGGCAATCAGGTCGATGCCGGGGTGGTCGAACCCCGTTGTCAGCACTTGGCAGTTAGTTAGTGCCTGTATTCGCCCGCTCTTGAAATCCCCGAGGATCCGCTCGCGGTCCGACTTGTTCATCTCTCCCGTGATCGTATTAGATGCAATTCCTTTTGCGATCAACTGCTCCGCCATGTGGTATGCGTGATCAACGCTGACGCAAAACAAAAGCCATGACCGGCAGCTGGCGCCATGGCTTATAATCTCGTTGGCGATTGCCTCGTTGTCGTCGTCCTTATCTACTGCCTCCGCCAGCTCCTTGGGAATGTACTCGCCGCCTCGCCTACCAACGCCGGACGTGCTCAGTCGCGTGTTTGTCATCTTGCTTTTGAGTGGTGACAGATAGCCGCTATCGACTAACCACTTGATCGTCACCGGCTCAATGAGTGACTGGAATATAGCCGGCTCGTCAGTGATAAGCCCGTGGCCCAGCCGATATGGCGTTGCCGTCAGCCCGATAATGCGCATCGACGGGTTGATCTCTCTCATCTCGTCAAACAGCTTCCGATAGCTACCCTCTGCCTTGTGATTTATGCCATGCGCCTCATCGACGATGACTAGGTCCTGGTGCCCCAGGCGACTCACCTTACGCACCACACTGCCCACGGTGGCGAATGTTATCGGCTCACCCAGATCCTGCTTGCCCATGCTTGCGCAGCAGATGCCACACGGCGCGTTGGGCCAGTGATCCAGCAGCTTCGCGAAGTTCTGTTCCACCAGCTCCTTGTTGTGCGTTATCATAAGCACCCGCGTTCCCGGCCACGCCCCGACGGCGTCTTGGCACAGCTTCGCAACCACATGGCTCTTTCCGGATCCGGTTGGCATTACAATGCACGGGTTTCCTTCGTTGCCGTCTTTGAACCACTGCCACAGGTCGTCAACGGCTTTCTGCTGGTACTCCCTCAGTTGCATTCTTATCCCTCCTTTTAGTCCCCTATTGTATCATGTGTATTGACCTCTAGCCCGTTATTTCACCCCCCATCTCGCGACGAATATCCTCGACATTATCGTCTCCCGCGGCGCACATCTCGGGGTTCGCCTGGATCTCCTTGCTGCTATACACGCCCTTGCGCGGCATCCCGTTGGCGATTCGACCCCAAGGCGTCTGCCACACTGCCGTCCACTCATCCAGCGGCTCGACCATCTTCCATGACGCCGGCACCAAGTCTGGATGAAATACGTGCGCGCCGCCTGCGTCGTTGTTCTGGTGCTCAATCGGCAGAGTCGCCCCCCAGTACTCGTGATACCACGTACCATCCTCCATGGGCGTCCCATGAGCGTCTGTGCGTACGTTGATAGATAGGGTAGGGATTATGTGGCCTTCCCTCTCCCCGTGGCACAGCGAGTGATATGGGCACATCTTGCACTGCCACCATGACGGATCCCGGCTTATCGGCGGGGGCATCCTTGCTGCCATGGCGATCCCCTGCCCCCTCGCCACAAATCTTTCGGCCACTTCCCTGTCATACTTGATCCGCTCGTCGTGGATTCGGTCGTCGTCCTTACATATCATGATGTACCAAGCCCGCTCCATCCCCGTCGCGTGCATGTAGCACTGCATCTGCACGTAGTGCATCGGCTGAGCCACCTCGACGCCATTTTTGATCATCTGGTTGAAGCTCGACTTGTTCGCTGTCTTGAACTCCAAAAGATGCGGCTGGCTGCCTCCGCCCGGCACTCCATATTCAGCAATGCCGTCTGGTGATCCGCCGACGTGTTTTCCCAGGTTCACTTTCCGCTGCTTGCTGCCAGTGTCTCGCATCTTGACGCCGATCTTGCTGAGCAGCGCCACTATCACCTCCTCCTCGCGTTTTCCGCGATCAAACAACCGCAGGATCCGGCCCGGTATTTGCTCCTCCAGGGCCCACCGGAAGTTTAGCCATATCTTCCTGTCGCATGGATAGCCGAGGCCGCTGATTCCCAAGTGCCCCCTGATCCCCTTTGGCTCCTCCTCCACCGCTTTGTCGAGTAACGCCTGCAGAGTGTTGATCCGCTCTGGTATCTTTGCCATTCCTGTTCTCCCGTAGCTACAAAAGCCGCTTACGGCGGCCAGTCGTCAGTTATCGTTTAGCCGCGCATCCACGGCGGTTGGCTTCCGCCGCCCGCAGGAGTCCCGCCCGCAGACTTTTGAGGTGCAGGCTGTGACGGCATGCTGTTACCCAGCGCCTTGAACGACTTGACGTCATTTTGGTTGCCATACTCCTGTGAGTTGCGGATGGCCACCTTGATGCCGATAGCACCGCCGATCAGCTCATCGGTATCCTGAAGGGCGTTAAGCCCGATAGCCCGCATGATAGTACCGAGCTGCTGACGACCGATATCCTCGGCCTTCTGGCTGGGGTTTCGGATGTTCAGGTTAGCGAAAACCACACGACCCTCGTGCGTCGGCCCGGTAATATCCAGCCTCAGCTTGATGTACTGGCCGTCTCCAGCTTTGGTATCGTTGAGAGATGACTCGGTGATCGTCGACGTGTACTCGCCCGCCGGCAGCAGCTCATACACGCCGTCGCCTTCCGGCATTTCGTCTGCATTGAATGTTTCGCCTAGTTTTGCCATTTTTACTTCTCCGTCCGTTCGATATTGATAGTGGCGCGCCCTGGCTTGCTTGTGATAGCGCCGGACAACTCGCACTTTACTGCCTCGTGTGTTTTATCCCAGACCTTCTTGTTGATGCTTGGCTTCCAACGGAAGAGGTCTGGAAGGTGGTGCATCAAACCCTTCTCATTAGCAATCTCTTGCACCTTGTCGCCATCCACTGTCTGGTTGATCTTGGTGGTAACCTTGACGGTGTATCTCGCTGTACTGCAATCGATAACGCCATTCTCGTCGCTCTTGGCGCCCGACAGCTCGCATATCTCGTCCTCGATGGATCTGCGTATGCTCGCCATACTGGCCTCCTTCTCCTTGGCTACCAGCCACTTCTCGCTGAGACTATCGATCATGTCGCTCATTTTTCCCCCTTGATCTTCTGGATTATCTTACCGAGGTCTGGCATTTCCCACTGCGCTAGCTTTCCGCTGCGGTCTTTGGCTTGCCACAGGCCGTCGCTCTCGCACATGATCGCCCGCTGCGTGGTGCCCTCGGCGTCTCGCTCGACTCGCATGGCCAGCACCTCGTCGAAAAAATAGGGAAGCTCCATCGTCATCTTCTTGCCCGGCATTGCCGGCGAGTAAAGCATCCGCCCCATCTCGTCCATTTGCTTGTC